CTAATAACGACCGACTACTCACTTACGATTACGGTTATTCATCAGCACGACCTGCGTATGGTAATAACGTGTTTCATAGCACGTCATCTAACGTATCGTCGATTTACAACCGAATAGCAATGGATGTGTCAATGACTAGTTTTAGCCATGTCAAAATCAATCCTCAAAATGATGATGTTACGGACATGAATACTGGTCTTAATAATTGTTTGACTGTCGAAGCCAATATCGACCAAACGCACATTCAATTGATTCACGATTTAGTTTATTCCATGTTTGATGAAGGGGTTGTAGCGGTAGTACCAGTTGATACTACACTGGACCCAACAGTGAGTGGTAGTTATGATATCAATTCCATGCGAGTTGGTAGAGTTGTTAGTTGGTATCCTAAACATGTGGATGTCTGGCTATACAATGATAACACCGGTATACCTGAACGCATTACCATTGCTAAAAATAATGTTGCGATAATAGAGAATCCATTAGCAGCAGTAATTAATCGTGAAAACTCAGTATTGAAACGACTAATACGTAAACTAAGTCAGTTGGACGTAACTGATGATAATAGTCGACTTGATTTATTAATCAGTGTACCTTACGGTATTAAGACTGAGACTCAAAAACAAATGGCTGAGAAGCGTATTAAAGATATTGAGGCTCAACTAGCATCTGGTCGCCATGGTATTGCGTACATTGATGGTACTGAGAAAGCTATGCAATTGAACAGACCAGTGAACTCTCAACTATTAGAAGAGATTACAATGTTAACTCAACAGTTTTATAACCAATTGGGATTAACACAAAACATTTTTAATGGTACCGCAAGTGAGGCTGAATTGAGAACTTACTATAGCAGAACTATTGACCCTATAGTCAATACTATTACTGCTGAATTTACTCGTAAGTTCCTAACAAAAACTGCTAGAACTCAAGGACAAGTCATATCCGCTTATCGGGACCTGTTCAATATAGTTCCAGTTGAAACAATTGCAACTTTAGGTGATACATTCAGACGTAATGGAATAGCGAGCTCTAATGAACTCCGTAAGATTATCGGATTACGACGGTCTAATGATGCTCGTGCCGATGAATTATTCAACCCTAATATTGCAGATAAGAATCAAAACCCAACTGGTGGGGTTTCCGGTACATCAGGTAATCCTAAACCCGATTTATCACAATTAGTAAAGAAGCCAAATGGAGAAGAGAAACCTGGGTCGCTCACGCCCCCTGACAACAGTCAAAATGAGTGATAAATAATTAGAGGAGGAAACCGTTAATGGGGAAACGTAATTATGATTTCGCTGGATGGGTAACTAAGAACGACGTTCGTTGTTCAGATGGCGTTACTATCAAGCATGATGCGTTTAAAGACAATGACGGACAACAAGTTCCATTGGTTTGGAATCATGATTATAATAGTCCGAACAATGTCTTGGGACATGTGTTGCTTCAAAATGAGAAAGACGGCGTTTACGGATTTGGATTCTTTAATGAAACGAATGACGCTCAAAATGCCAAAGCATTAGTTAAACATGGTGACATTTCATCAATGTCCATTGGTGCTCGTAAGCTTAAACGTAGTGGCGACAATGTTATATCTGGTTCTATTTATGAAGTGAGTCTAGTATTGGCTGGTGCAAATCCAGGTGCCATGATTGATTCGGTAATGCAGCATTCCGAAAACGGTGCTGAAGAAGAAAGAGGTATTATTCATACTGGAACTCTTATTCATGCGGCTGACGATATTATAGAACATAAAGCTTCTAAACCATCCGACGCTGTTAAGAAAGCTGCAAAAGTTGTTACTGATGCAACTAGTGATACGGGTGACGATGCTGGAGAAGATGATTCTCAAGACCCAACAATTGAAGACGTAATTAACACTATGACCGATGTTCAAAAATCGGCAGTGTATGCGCTTCTTTCTCTAGTAGATGGAGATGCAGACGAGGCTAATGAAGATGAATCTGCCGAAGACGATTCTACTAAAAAAGCTGAGGGCGATACCACTAAAACGGATGACGCCAAGAAAGCTGCTAAAAAAGATGCAACAATGAAACAAAATGAAGATACAGATAAAGAAGATACTTTAAAACATAACCATAAGGGAGATGACGAAACAATGAAACACAACGTATTTAACCAAGGTGATACTAACAGCCGCAGCAATCAAGAAGCACTAAAACACAGCTTTAACGAGGTATTAAAGCAGGCTCAACGGGACAAGGCGTCTTCATTAAAAGACATGCTTGCTAATGCTGAAGTTAAGAACTCTCAAGGGGAAGTCTTGACTCACGGTATTAACTCTATCGAAATGTTGTTCCCACAAGCATTCGAAACTACAAACGGTAATATTCCAATTCTTTACAAAGACCCTAACACCGCTTTCAACCAAATCTTGGATGCGACTAACAAATCTCCATTCTCTCGAGTTCGTACAATGGTTGCGGACTTAACTGAAGATGAAGCTCGTGCAAAGGGTTACAACAAAGGTAACATGAATAAGGAAGAATACTTCAGCTTAGTTAAACGTCAAACGACTCCTACTACTGTGTATAAAAAGCAGAAGTTGGACCGTGATGACATTATCGATATTATCGATTTCGATGTTGTAGCATTTATGAATGTTGAAATGCAAATCATGCTTAAGGAAGAAGTTGCACGTGCTCTAATGGTTGGCGATGGTCGTGATTTCTCTTCTCAAGACAAAATCAACGAACAGAACATCCGTCCTATCGTTGGTGACAATGAATTCTTCACAATTCACAAGAAATTCGCAGACGCTACTGATTTCATCACTGTAGTAATTTCGTCTATGTCTGAATATCGTGGTTCAGGAAATCCTACTCTATACATTGAACCTGCGCTATTGGCTCAAATCAAATTACTTAAAGACAACCAAGGTCGTTTCTTATTCGGTGACATCCCTTCCAATGATGCGATTGCAGCTCGTCTAGGTTTAAGTGGAATCGTAGTAACAACATTCCTTGAAGGCTTAGGCGCTTTAATTGTTAACCTACGCGACTACACTTTAGGTGCTAGCAAAGGTGGACAAATCACTAACTTCGATTTCTTTGATATTGACTTTAACCAATACAAATACCTAATCGAAACTCGTTTATCTGGTTCTTTAACTATGCCTAAATCAGCTATCCACTTAATGCCTGGTGCTACTGCTAAGACTGGAGCAAATGATTCTGATGCAGGTATGACTTATGGACAACGTCAAGCTGACAAAACAACTACAACTACAACTTCAATTTAATATGTAGTTAATGGCTAAGTTTGCAGGCTTGGTAGGCTATGTTACCGAAAAAGAAAAGGTTCCTGGCGTATGGTCTGTAGATGAAAACCCAGTTATGATGAGAGGGGATATCATTAGACGAGCCGCTGACAATCAAAATGATATGAAAGTTAGCACTGGCGTTAATAAAATGTATAATGATATCTACCTTAGTCATAGGGTCTCATTAATGGGAGACGCATATGCATTCGAAAATTATATGGATATTAAATGGGTTATGATAAGAGGTAAAAAATGGAAGGCGTCTTCTATCGAAGTACAACGACCAAGAATCATAATCAGTGTTGGGAGGCTATGGGATGGGCAGTAGACTGGATTTACACAATGAGTTACTTCAATTCTGTTCGACAGTTTACTTCCAACCACCTTCGAATATTCAGATGGAGTATCCTTGTATCGTCTACACTAAGACTGGTAAAAACAGACACTTTGCAGACGATGTTATATATCTAAGTCAACAAGGGTATAAAATTACAGTGATTTCTGGAGACCCAGATAATGAGATTGCTGACAATATTGAAAACCATTTTCAAAATTGTGTCGTTAATCAATACTATATCTACGACAGCTTAAATCACGCATCACTATCATTATATTATTAGGAGGCAACAAAATGACAACTGCAAAATTAACTTGGGACCAAGTAGGCGAACGCTTATATGAAACTGGTACTTCCAAAGGTGTGTTATTCGTTCAAAATTCAACCGGGGCATACGGAGCCGGTGTAGCTTGGAATGGTTTAGTGGCTGTTAAAAAAGCACCGGATGGAGCTGCAGAAACTGCACTATATGCTGACAACAAGAAGTATTTGTCTCTTACTTCTGCTGAAAATCTTAAAGGTTCAATCGATGCCTTCACTTATCCAGAAGAGTTCGAAGCTTGCGATGGTTCTAATGCTGTTAATCCAGGTGTGTATGTTGGTCAACAAGCTCGTGTACCATTTGGGATGGCTTGGTCTACTATTGTTGGTAATGATACTCAAGGTAACTCTTTTGGAGAGAAAATCCATATCATTTACAATGCTAAAGTAGCTCCTTCTCAACGTGATTATACAACAGTTAACGATAATCCAGCTGCGTTAACATTCTCATGGAACTACACTACAACTCCTGTAGACTTATCAGACATCGACCTTCTACCATCTGCTGGTATCGTAATCGACAAGTCTGAAGTTAGTCCTGCAGCTTGGACAGCTTTAACAGATGCATTATATGGTAATGCTACTACTGCATCACATTTACCGACTATGCAAGAAGTAATCACTATGACTCAAGCGGCAACAACTACAACTACAACTATCTAAACTTAATAGCGTCAAAATAACAACAAAACCCGTAGGAGGATGATTTAGATGTTTAAACAAACAATTGACTACACCGACTTTAATGGTAACGAAAGGAAAGAGGACTTTTATTTTCATCTGTCCCTTCCTGAAGTAACTCGTATTGAGGCTGAAATTGGAACGTCGCTTGACGAGCACACTCGTGATTTAGTAGCAAGACATAACATTAATGAATTACTAAAATTCCTTGAAAAGGTAGTTCTTACTGCTTACGGACAGAAAACCTCCGACGGTAAATCGTTCCGTAAATCTAAAGAATTACGTGAGGAGTTTGAGTATTCACAGGCTTATGCTGAGTTCTTCGAACAGCTACTTACCAATCCAGAACTAGCACAAAAGTTCGGTTCCGGAGTTGCTGACAACGGCAAGCAAAAGAATCAAGTTCAACCAAAAGTAATTAATAATTAATGACATTTGAAAAGCAGTAGGGCATAACATAAACACACCCTATTGCTTTTTTCTCTTTATTGGGAGGTGAGTTACCATGATAACGATTGATTTAGGAACACTTGAATATTATGATGAAGGTGCTAACCAATTCAAATATGATGATGGTGGTATCGTTCGTTTCGAATACTCTTTAAAAGCCGTCTATATTTGGGAGGCTAAATGGAAAAAACCATTTTTAAAGGGTGAAGCAACTGAAGGAGAACTTGTAGACTTCTACATGACAATGGCATTAGACCCAATCCATGAGCAGTTCATGACAGGAGAAGTTATGAAGACGCTATCCGATTACATAGGCGACACTCAAACGGCTACAACATTCTCATCTGTTGGAAATAGTTCAAATGGTAATAATGTTATAAGTCCAGGTAAGACACATACAGCTGAAGAAATTTATGCGTTAATGTTCCATGCACAAATCCCATTAGAGTTCGAGAATAGGAACCTAAACAGACTATTAACCATATTAAAAATTATATCAGAACATAATAACCCACCTAAGAAGATGACAAATGAGGAAATATACAAGCAAAATCGAGAGCTTAATGCTCAAAGAAAAGCACAATTAAAATCGAGAGGTTGATGAATAATGAGCGTATATAGAGATGAAAATAAAGAATTGTATTATCAAGGAGATACATTCCGAATCTATTTAAGGAGATATTCAGACCCACATAGACTTAATCTAGCTCGTAATGCAGCCATCTATCTAGGTAAGAAAGACAGGGATAACATCAAACGACCTTTGAACATTATTCGTGACGGACATGTTACTGCAATCTTTCGTGGAGAACATGCTGAGTTTGAA